CAGCGATCAGAAACGACCGCCAACCTTGATGTTGCCGGTGGTTTCAGTGTCGCCGGTAGAGAACGAAACCTCGGTGTAGATAGGGCCACCGCTGATGCCAGCTTTTCCTGAGAGTTCAATCTCAGAATCGCCAGTGTCAGGCGTCACGAGGCTAGGGCCGATCTGTGCATAGGCACCGTTTGAGAACTCATAACCAACGTGCAGGTCAGTGACAGCACCACCCACGCCGGTCTCAGTTCCGACGCCGATGTTGATTTCCGGGTTCACGTAGAAGCCTTCATCTGCGCGTGCAGACAGGGGGGCCAATGCAAGAGCACCAGCGATAGCACCAAAAGCAAGACGCTTGATCATTAGAAGAATTAGCGTTTTCCCTGGCCACGGTACTTCTTACGGCCCTTTTTTGGGCGTGAGTGTTGACCATTTCCCTGTGTGGTCCGTTTTGGTTTACCAACAACGAAGACATCCCCGTTAAGTGACTTGGCCATCAGTAGCCGTCAGTTGACTGCAAGTTTTGATATTTAAGAGCCAAGCCAGTGAACAAACCGTATTGCGGATGGCTGATCATGTCGCGGCCATCGAGGAAGAACAGCTCTTCCATCCACAGCGTTCTAGCCGCCATAGCCTGTACGTCCTCCGCGCCAGGCTTTGAAGCGATCATCGGGTCAGGGCGTTGCATTGCTGTTGTGCGGGGAAGTCGCGCTGTGCCTGTAAGTAGCCAGCTCGATACATGATATTGGTGCTCCCCAGGATCACCATCACAAAAGACGTGACTATTAACCCGAGGCACCAAGCCAGCCGATAAGCCGACATCACCAGCCAGAAGGTTTGCCGGATGCCTGAGTCGGATTGATCTGCTCAGTGATGCGTGCAGCTAGTGCATCCTCAATCTCAGTGACCTTTTCAGCACCACCAAGCTTGGCCTGCACAGCGGCCACGATGTCAGCCTCAGTTAGGTCCTCAAAGTCGGCCAAGGTATTAGGACGATCCAAGCCGATGCTGCCGTAAGCACCTGAGTTGTAGGCGTTGCCTTCAGAGTCAACCTGATCACTGATTGCAGTCACGGTGTAATGGGCCGTGTGAGCAAAACCATCACTGAGGTTTCTGTTGAGATCAGCGATCTTCCAGACGTAGGTGTTAGCCATGTTGAGGTGGAGTCAGAGAGAGTTTACTTAGCCAGCCTCAAGGGCTGCAACTTTGGCTTCCAGAGTTGTGATCTTGGTATTTGCATCCTGTAATGCTTTAAGCAACGGCACAATAAGCTTTTTGTAGTGAATACCACGCAACTCCATCTCACCCTCAACTTCATCGTAAAAACAAAGCTCAGGTGCAATCGGCTCAACATCCTCTGCAATTAAACCATACTCAAGTTCAGTGCTTACTTCGTCTGTATACTCACCATTTTTATCACGTTTTTTATAGTTAAAACTGCTTGGCTGTAGTTGATACAGCCAGTCAACATTGCTTAAAAGACTGATATTTTCTTTTGAATCACGGGTAGAGCTATTGTATCCAAGTTGTCCGCCACTTTCAATATGCACGTCTCGCATGGTTCCACTAAGCGCCGTGCTATATACATGAAACATGTTGACTCGGCCATTCGATTGAATCGACATGCGCTCAGAATCGCTCGTCCCAGTATGGAACTGAAGTTCATCGTCAGATGCATTACATCTAATAGAAGCCCTTTTATTGTTAGAGCCATCTTCCCAACCAATCGCTCCTGTGTCATCTGATGACTGATTAATTGTGATGCCAAACTGCGGCGAGGTATGACCGAGGCCCAGCCTGCCGTTACTGGTCAGGCGCATCCGCTCAGTCGGAGTGGCGCTTCCGTCCGCTGTGGTGAAAAATGCAAGGCGACCTGGCATGTCATTACCGCCAGGGGTGCCGTCCACGGCACATAAGATCATCCCAGCTCTTTGGTTTGTGTCGCTTCCATCAGCGCCATAAAATTCAATTTTGCCAATTTCGTCGTCATCACTAAGCACAGCGTGCGAGGTATTTCTAGCCTTAGCAAAAACTAAAACACTAGCCGAGGCATCATTTTGAGTACGGAAAAGTGACATGCGCGTTGTAGCATCGCTAGTGCCTTCAATTTGCAATGCTCCACCAATGCCGTTAAAAGCTTCTGAAGTCGACGTCCCAATCAACAACCGCCCCGAACTGTCGATTCGTATTTTTTCACCGTCCGCACGGCTAAAAATATGCTGGTCAGCATTAGTAGTGATATCGATAAACGCAGACGATCCACGATCGTAGTGATTCAAAGTGTTGCCCGTATCGCTGCTGCCTGGGAAAAACTCGAATCCTTCGTCACCATCATCTGAAACAACGAGTACCCTTTCAGGCGACGATGTTCCAATGCCTACGCGATTATTGCCTGCATCGACAAACAGCATGTGAGTGTTGCCGTTTGACTCCACGCGGAAGTCAACATCATTGCTGGGGTCATTAAATACAACCTCAGAGCTGGTAATTTCGAGGCGTTCTGCACCGCCAGTCGCAAAACCAATTTGATCAGCAGCAGGGCTGAAAATGCCAGTGTTTACGTCGTCGGCAAATGCAAGGCCAGGCGTCGATGCACTGCCGTCCTCGATCAGCATCGTGCCGTCTAGCTCACGCAACGTGATCCAACCGTCGTTGGCGCTATTCCTGATCTTCAGGACATTGTCGTTAGTGTCTGCCCACCACTGATATGCGTAAGTCGTGCCAGGCGCAGAGCTGCCACTGTTATTGCTGACGATTGCGGCTAGGGCATTATTCAAATCAGCACGGACTGCCGCACCCGTGCCGTTTGCGATTACATAGTCGTGGGTTGCCATGCCTCAGCCTGTTTTGGACAACATTGCTTGTATGTTAAACCGCCTTGCCATAGCCCACAGCTTGGTAGGTGAAGTTGCGGTTTACGTTGGCATCACTGCTGTTCAAGATGTCCACGTTGAAACCTGTGGCCGACACGCTACTGACGTTGACCCGCTCGCCAGCTCCTAGGTTCATCACCGTGACAGCAACGCTTGGCAGATAAGCGTTTGTTCCGCCTAGCGATGCTGTGCCTGTAAAGAAAGCCTTGTCAAAGGTAACGGCTTTTGTGCTTGTCCCCGAAGCAATATCGCCGTTGCTGTTTTCTTGACGACGCTGGAACGTTGCCTCATAGCCCAGCTCATCAACCAAAATGTTTTGCGCGACGTCAGAACTCTCTAGTTCTGCCTTGAACTGGAACGCCCTGGCTTCAAACGTCCCAGAAATAAACTCTTGCCATGCGCCATACGTCGGTGAACTTGACGGGTTGTCGTTTGTGCTTCTGAAGTAGAGCTTGGCGTTAACTGCATCAGCATCCGTACCATCAAAATCAGCCCAATCGTCCACGTTGGCATTACGAGAATCGACTAGATCATTGGGGAAAAACGCTCGCGTGACAAACCGACGCTGTAGATCCAATGAGAACCGTGCGCCGAGATCAAGCGTATTAACAAATTGATATTCCCCTGAAGATAGAATGTCGCCCATAAAGTCAACTGAATCAATATCATCGAAATCGGTTACATCGTCTATGTTTTCATCGCCGTCGATAATCAGAGCGTCTAAATCTGAGCTGTAGAAACAGTCAGTTTTTGTACCTTGAAATGGCGGACTGTCCTGATCTTCTCTGCGTGTTTGAACAACGAGCCGACCCAAAGTGTCGGGAAGCTGGACAATAACGCTGGTTGCGTTAGCGCTCTTGTTGCCTAGATCATCCTCAAACTTTACAAGTATTTCACCGGCCACTAGCGGCACAATGGCTTCAGTTGAGTTGCCCGCAACAGCAGTAATGAGATCAACAGAATTAGGCCAAGTCGCTGTCCCGTCAGTTAAGTTGCTGTGCTTGATGTGGACAAGACCGTTGACCTTCACGTCAAGGTCAACAGTCTTATCCCAGCGCAGGCGAGCACTATTGGCACTGATTGCTTCAATCGACAAGTTCTGAACATCGCCAGGCACTGCCGTTTTGCCTACAAGCTCAAACGTTGCTGATGCTGTTGAGCTTTGTTTGCCTAGATAATTCTTTGCACGAATCTGAACCTCAAGCGTGCCGGACCTCAGCGTCCGCAAGGTTACAGATGGGTTTGAGGTGTTTATCTCAGTGAAGTTGTCGTTATCTAACCTGTACTTAACAAGGAACTCATTGACATTAACTCTGTCATGCTGCCAGCTCAGGTCAAAACCGGTGTGAACGGTTTGGCCCTCCTCGTATAAAAATTCAGTGCCAGACAAACCTTCTGGCGCGTTTGGCGTACCACTCAGGTTGCTGATGTCTCGCGTTGTTAGCGCGATGTCTTGTTCAACAGCGTCATATATTGATGCGTTGTAAGCAACAGCAGTGACGCCCACGGTGCCATCGCCACCCTCAGCAACAGACACCACCCGGTATTGCTGCGATTGAATGTCGCTGGTTTGGATCAGGTAAATCGCTTGCGCCTGTGGTGCTTGGCTAAACGCCTCACTGACAGTGATTGCAGTGCCTGAGATGCTGTCGATTGTTTTTGTTTCAACCAAGCCTGTTGGCAGCAGCACTGACAGCGTCGGACTATTTGACAGGTTCACAGACAGATCCGTGTCGCTGTCAATCGTGACGACAGTTGTTGTTGCAGAGCTGACCCTGCCGCTGCGGCGTGTGCCAGCACGCAACGGGTCGGCAATATCAATAACAATGCCTGGGGTTACAGCAATGCCGGCATCAATAGAAACAGCAAAGCTGACTGTTTCTGACAGCAGCCTTTCGCTAGTCAGCAACCACTTGCCTAGCCTGTGCGCTTGGCCTTGGCTGTAGCAGCCGATTGCTTTTACGTCCTTATTAACGATGCCGTACTTTGCAACGGCGTCATGATCTTCAACGTATTCATATTCAACCTCGCCAAGCGTGTCATAACTTTGCCAAGCCACTGTGGCGCAGGTGTGTCGTGCCTTCTCAGCTGTGCCGCTGTAGGTGAACAAGCCATCAACAACGTTGCTAGGGCCGAGCAGATATTGCGAATCAGCGGGCTTGTCCTGACGCAGAACAAGTGAGCCGGCGCCGTAATAACTGATGCCCCTGAAAATACTGGTTAGCTGCTGAATGACGTTGTAAACCTCGTCGCGCGTGTTAAGCAGCAGATTGAGGCTAAACCGTGGCTCTTGCCCGCCTTTGCCATCATCAACAAGCTCGTTGCAGTATCTGCTGATTTCATAGAAGTCGAACAGGTCTAATGATGCTTCCGGAACGCCGCACCCATAGCGAGTGTCTGTGAGCAGGTCGAAAAGACACCAAGCCGGGTCATTCGTCCACGTCGCAGCAGACAGCGTGCCATCAAAAAGTCCTGAGTAAGTAATGCGCCCTAGATGTGTTGCAGTGTCAACGGTTCCGTTGCTGGGGATCCTGACTTTTGTGCCACGAATCAGATATTTACGCCGTGGAATGTTTTGGAACTGCTTTGAGCTAAAGCGCAGACCAACCAACGCAGAGTTTGGATAAGCAAGCTTTTCAGTTTGGATTTCCGTGTAACTGGTAAAAAATGTATTGTTGCTTTCTTTAGTTGAAGTCGAATCTGAGCTTACTCTTATCACCCGCAAGTCAACAGGAAAGCTCCCATCAAGATCTATACGGTAATCTCTCTGATAACGGCTACTGCTTTTGCCGCTGATCGTATCTTCAAGAACGTCGTTATATCCACCACCATTATATTGAATTTGGATCTTTAAGGCAACGGAGTGGCCAACAATATCACCCTTGCTGGTAACTTTTTGAAGGGCAGGAACCGAGATAGTTACACGGACCCTATCAATATCGGAGTCAGTAATTGTTCTAGTAATTGGTGTAGCGTTTGTAACTTCAACATTGACCGCACGCACGTTTTGTATTCCGCCTGTTGCGTCAGGAATAGGATTTTGACCTTGCGTGCCATTAACAGCACCAAGTGCAAAGTTTTCAAAGTTGAAACTGCCGTCTGCGTTTTGAACCGGAGTGTCTTCTAAAAAAATGCTTTTTGCGCCATCCTCTAAGCCTTGAATCTCTCCTTCACAAAGCAGATCTAGGACAGTCGCAAACTGCTCAGATGACAATGTATCGTTTGCCTCTGTAGGTGTACGACTACTTCCGCCGCCACCTTTGCCGCCACCACCAGAACCAAGAACAAACTTTTCTTCAAGCATTAGCTTTTGTTGCGGAGAAATAGAGCCAGGAGGCTGCTGTAATCTTCAGTGACCGAACTGCTCGGCGAATGGTCAACATCAAGCCCACTGCTAATCACAGCTGAGCCAACAAAAAGTCGCCCGTAGGCTATGGGAACTGCTAAGCCCTGCTGACTGGTGTTAGTGATGCCACTGAAGCTGAAGTTCTGAATCCGGTTGGCCTCTTTTAACTCAAGCCCTGAAGGTGGCGTAGGCGAGATGATCTGTGAGACGCCCGTTAGAACCAAGCCAGCACCAACAGCAGACAACGCCGTGCCAACTGTCGTCAGTGTTCCAATCGTGCCTGGGGCTAGCGGGCCAAAAACACCGAACGCAGACTTTCCAAACAAGCCAGCGCCAGGGAAAAGGAACGACGCACCAATCAGCAAGCCGCCAAAAATAGCCCGGCCAAAACCACCACCAGCACCAGCAACGACAGGCGTGATGCTGAAGACTTCACGCTCTGACCAAGGCAAACCCAGCACGCTCATATCACTAGGTGTCGCCTCTTCTTTGCCAACCTTTACCCGATAAGCAACGCCGTCCTGCTCACTATCAATGAGCCACTTGTCTAGGCCAGGAAAATTGACGCACAGAGCCTTAATCGCTTGGGCAGGTGTCGCCACGTTCAACTCAAAGCGGCACTGGCCTAATCGCTCCCGCAGAGCGCCGTAGACCTTAACGACTTTCATGGCGGATCGCCCGGTCTGTGGCCTTCAAATAATAGCCACCCAGTAAATCCCTAGAACTCAAGCGGCCTTGCACATGGTGCAGGATCTGCTGATCACCAAGGTAAATCGCAGCATGGTTTGGCACGGGTGATTGCAGGTTCATCAGCAGCAGGTCACCACGCTGCAGCTGCTCAATCGGCACCCGTGAAAACCCTTCCTTGGCAAAGTTCTCCACATACATGTTTTCCCCGTTGTGCCACCACTGATCACGGCGGTGATAGTCGCTCAACGCAATGCCATACTCACGCTGGAAGAAGTCACGCACCAGGGTGTAGCAGTCCACAATGCCGTGGACAAACTCACGCCCGACATATTGCAGCTCAAAGCCCTCAGGCTCGCAGTAGCCCCAGCCCTCAGTCTTTGGATTGACGATGAACCAAGGCAGGCCGGACTTCTCGCAGGCAACACGATCAGCCTCTGACGGTGCAGGGTTGGTTTTGGGGTGGCTGTGGCAAACAGCGACGACCTCGCCTTTGTCCTCCACCTCATGCCAGCCGTCCAGCACAAAATGCTCATCAGGCGTCTGGGCAATGTTGCGACAGGGGAAGTAACGACGCCTGCCTTTCACAACAGCAACTAGCCCGCAGGCTTCCTTGGGGAACTCATCCTTAGCGTGCTGCAGGATTTCCGCCTGCATGGTGGCAGTCAGCTTCATCGCGTCAGGCCTGCCCCAGGGAAGGATCCAAACGGCAGCGTTCCGTTTTCACCAAACCGCAGCTTGCAAGATGCAAGACGCTTGCCGCACACATCCTGAGCCAGCGTGCTGACGCTGTTGCCGTTCACGTCAAAGTAGTTGCTGCCGGTATAGCTGCACTCACTGCTCCTGTAGATCCATTGGCAGGTGTTGGCCACAATCTGCCGCTTAGGCAGCTTCTGCCCTGCTAGGTCAAACTCACTGGCAAGCTCGAAGGTGACAATATCTCGGGTCTCTGTTGCTTTGCGGTTGATGCGCCAAATCTCCGTGGGAAACCTGGCGTTCGGGTCTGCCGTCGATTCACCGTCTAGGTAACGCTTCAAGGTGCGGATCCGCTTGACCGTCGCGCCTGTCAGATCGTTGCCCGTTGTTGTGGCGTTGACCAGCGCCAAAAGCGTAGTCATGGTCCCGTCCAAGTTGGCAATGCTTAACGTCGGTTGCGGAAGCGTGCCGCCAGAGCGCATCTCAAAACCGTCAGCTTGAACAGGAAAGCGCGTGTAGGCGTTGCTATCAAACACGATGTTGCCTGTCACGTTGGCATTGGTGCCAGCGTGAAACCGATAAACGTCAGAGCTGCCGTGCAGCGTGCTGTCTAAGTGCAGCTCAAACAGTTCGATGATCGCGCTAGGTGCAAGGACAGAAACGTCCTCATAGACGCTGCTGATTGCAGTCCAGACAACGTTGTTGTCAGTGACTGTGCTGCCAATGTCTGTCGGCCATTTGGGCTCACTGCTGGCAGAGGTGCCAGCTGTTGTGCAGCGAAACCAAAGGCCACTGTTTTGGCTTGTGGTGGCCCTGCGTATATCACCAACAGAAAAGGCGGTGCTGGCTGCCCAAGCTGCTACTGCTGCCATTACGGTTCAAAGACTTCGCGGAATGTTGCGTTGATTGTGGCTCGGTTCACATACGGGATGGATTTGCTCCAGCTCTCGCAAACGAACTTCGATGCGCTGCCTTCCCCTGGCGGTGTGAAATCAAATGATGCTGAATCATCAGCACGGGCATCAAGGAAGGTTTCAATCGTGTCTGAGTCAGTTTCAGAGACCTCAAAGGTCAGCTGATACACCTTCGGGTTTTGATTTAGGCCGTATTGCAGCCGCAGTTCATAGCCATCGCCAAAACGAACGCCTCTTGTCGCAGGACGACTGCGTTTTTGAATGCCGTATGTGGGTGTGATTGAAGGGAAAGTAGCCATTAGACAGCAGCAAGAAGGCCACCAGGCCGTTTCTGTTTCAGCAGTTCCTGTTGTACTGCTAACCCGATGGCCTTGCCAAGTTGAGCACCCTGCCCGCTGCTGGCATCAGCTGAGGTTTCAGAAGCATCAACATTGACGGTGATTGTTGTGCTGCCCATGCCGACACCGTTAGGCAGGATCGTGCCAGCACGGTCAGGAACAAACAGCTCAGGGCCACGCTCGCCCACCACCGATGGGCGGCCAACAGGGGGGCGACCACCATTTGCAAAGCCAGGCAGGGATGAAAAGATGCCCAACCCAGTGCTCTTGAGGAGAGTATTGACGCCCAACTGCAGGAGCTGATTAGCAACGTTGTTGAGCACGCCTGACAGCGCCTCCGTGGCGCTCTTGGCTTGCATCAACGAATCAACGATTGCTGTGCTGATTGTGTTGCCAACCTGTTCGTACAGGTCGTTAAGAACTTTGGCCTGCCTTGCCCTTTCCTCTTCTATGCGCTTGGCTTCACGGTTTTGCTGATTTTGGAATGCCAGCTTGCCTGTCAATTTGATTGCTTGATCGACCAACGTTGCATTGTCCTCAGTCCTGATTGCAGTCAGTTCTCCTATGTCGAACAACAGCTGCGCTTGGACCCTTTCTTCTTCAGTGCCAGCGGCAGCTAAAGCATTCCTCAGTTCAAGTTGTTTGACCTGTCCTTTAAGGCTTGCTAGTGGATCTGTGGTGCTGTCATTGCCACCGCCACCGCCGCCTCCTCTTCCTGACAGCAATGCAGGTGGCTGCCCTGTCCCAATCGTTGGTGCACTTACGGCTGGGCCTCTTGCACCTTCAACCCTGCGCTGAACCTCTCTGTTAATTAAGTCGTTTGTTATTTGCGAAACAACTGAAGAAGCTGAGCCCTTATACGTCTTGCCTAGGTGCCTAACGACAACCTGACCGGCACCAAAAGGCCCGCCAGGCATTGGCCCGGCAAACCTCATGACTTCCTGTTCAGCCTCTTGCTTAAACCCTCGCTTCTCCAAGTCTGTTAACGAACGAGCAGCAAAAGCTCGATTTATGTTGTCAACAAGGTTGATGGCAATCGAAAGGGCACCCTGTAAGGCAGGGCTTAGCTTTTCGCCAATTTTTTGTGCTATGCGCTCAATTCCGTCAACTAAAGTGCTGAACTTTCCTGCAAGCGTGTCTGACTGAGCGATTGCACCGTTGGCATACTTACCGCCTGTGTCGGTGATGTTTTGCAGGGCTAAGTTGACAGCATCTGCACTGATACGGCCGCCCTCAAGGGCCTTGCGGAACTCGTCCGAAGTCAGCCCATACATCTTCTGCAGCTCGTCTTGCAGGCTGACGCCACGCTCTTGCAGTTGCAGCAGCTCCTCACCCTGCAACCTTCCTTTCGCTTGGATCTGACCAAACGCCGTAGCTATGCCGCCAAGGTCAGCACCAGTCGCGCCAGCAACGTCAGCTAGCCGCTTAGTTACATCAACGACCTCTTCTGTTTGGAAGCCAAAAGCCTTAAGGCGTTTAGCCGTTTCAATCAGCTCCGAGCTAGTAAACGGCGTCACCGCACCAAACTGCTGCAGTTCGCTGATAATGTTTCGAGCATTGCCTAGCGAGCCAGTCAGAACCTCAAGGCTCTTCGTCTGCTTCTCAAGTTCTGCAGTTTTGAAAATGACGAACTTGCCAGCCTGGAAAACACCAAAGCCAGCAGCAAGACCGCGAACAGCCTTGCCAAGATTGTTAACTCCTTTCGACGCTCTATCAGCTGCCCTCCCTGTTTCCCTAATTCCTTTATTCGTTCGACGGATACTGTTCTGCGCCCCGTTTGCAGCTCGTTCGAGCTGCTTAGTGCTATTCGTGATCTTGCTGATCTTGCCGCTGGCCTGATCGTTTAGCTTGATCAGCAGGGTTACGTCCTTTGCCACGGCTGCTCAGCAATAAGTCAATACTACCGCCGCCTTTGCTTTGCGCGCTGCATCGCTTGCTCTTCCATATCTGACTTCAGTTCGTAGTACGCAGCAAAGTGAACAAGCTCCGCATCGGTTAGTTCTGTGCGAAGCCTGCTAACTGTCATGCCTAGTTCGCAGGCCAGGTGGAACTCAAAGAAGGTCCACTTGTCCTGCTTCAGTCGTTTTTTGCGTCTTCGAGATCGGCATCATCTCCAAGACCGAACAAAAACAGCTCGATCTCATTCAGTACAGACTCAGGCAACTGGCGCTGAAGCTTGTTCGCATCCGCAGCAGCGAAAGCCTTAGTGCCATCCTCAAGCTCTGCAATCTGGCAAAGCATGTTGGTGCTGATGTCCAGTGCCTCATCAGTACCAGCCAACTGCTGTGCTTTTTTACGGTCGGCGCGGGTGATCGGCTTGAAGTACAGGTCGATGACTTTTTCGCCTTCCGCGTTCTTCAGTTCAAACTTGCGACGCTGGTTGAGGTCAAAAGCCCCAACCAGCAGATCAACGGTTCGATTTGATGCAGGCATTTAAGCAACACTTTTGCC